GGCCGCTGCGGAGAGGGCAGGCGAGTTGCTTGACACGATGCCGGCGCATACGCACCAATGGGACGCAGCGCAGTTTATGGCGCTTGTCGAGACAATTTGCACCGGCTATGTCGATTCGTTGATTGCTCAAAATGTCGCTGTGCAAAACGCAATGCAAAAGGTTGCAAAATGATAATTGCTGACGCCATTTGGATGGCGCAAACCTACGGCGTGCCGGTGTTCCCTTGCTCCGGGAAAATCCCCGTTGCGGGGCTGAAATGGAAGGAGATGGCGTCACAGGACCCGGACGATATCCGGCGGATGTTCACACGTTCTGACGCCACGCATATCGGCATGCCAACAGGGCAGGCATCTGGCCTCGTCGTCATCGATATCGACATCAAAGACGGCGCGCAGGGCGGCGCGTGGCTTGACGCGCACGCCCAGGCCATCCTAGCCACGCTCATGGCTCAAACGCAATCCGGCGGTGTCCATCTGTATTTTCGCGCACCTGCCATGCTGCGAAATTCCGCCGGTAAAATTGCGCCTGGCGTCGATGTGCGGGGCGATGGGGGATACGTTATCGTCCCGCCATCGCCGGGCTATATCTGGATTGCACACGATGACGTGGCACCGTTGCCAGAGTGGATTTACGAGGCGGCAAGTGTTACACCTCAGACTATTATAGTCCAGCCAGTCCATCGGACTATCCTAGACGGCGGCTCCCCTTACGCCCTTGCCGGCCTTGAGGCAGAATGCGCCAACATACGCAACGCCCCAGACGGTGCGAAGCATTTCGCTATTAACAAGGCTGCATACAGCATCGGCGGGCTAGTCGCATCTGGTGACCTAGACCATAGCGTTGCTTGGGGCGAACTCAGCGCGGCAGTCGGGGATATCCTGATACGGTGCAGGGACCAACGCCACGCGCTCAAAACCCTGGAAACCGCGTATCGAGACGGTGGAGGCAGGCCGCGTGCTGCGGCTGTGGCACAGCCAAACGATTTTAACGACATCGACCTGTCGCCGTTCCTGGCGAAAACTGTTGCTAAAAAACCACAACCGCCCGCGCCTATCGGCTCCAATCTTCTCGATGTCGGCGGTGTCATCGGCATGTTGGTCGAAGAATGCAACAAAACCGCCATTCGGCCACAGCCATTCTTGGCGTTGGGTGCTGCCATTTGTGCCGTTGGAGTGCTGGCCGGGCGAAAATATCGCACCCGCACAGACTTGAGGACAAATATCTACATCGCAGCCATTGCCGAATCTGGCGCAGGAAAGGACCACGCGCCAGAAGTGGTGCGGCGCGCCTTTTCCGAGGCGGGGCTTGACCGGTATATGGCCGGCGAGAATATCGCGTCAGGCCGGGCTGTGCTAACCAGTCTAGGCAAACATCCTGCGCGGTTGTTCCAAATTGACGAACTGGGACTTTTCCTGCGGGGCGTCACAGGGAAAAATGCGCCAGGCCACCGCATGGAGATTTGGTCAGAACTGCTTAAATTGTATAGCAGGGCCAAGGGCAGTTATGGCGGCACTGAATACGCGGACCAAAAAGAGAACGCGCGCATTGATTTGCAGCAGCCACATTGCTGCCTTTACGGAATGACCACGCCAAGCACCTTTTGGGCTGCGTTGGAGGGGGGGGCTATGCTCGATGGGTCACTTGCCCGGTTCCTCGTATTTGTTACAGATAATCATCGACCGACGCGGAATAAAAATGCTGGAATCATAGAGCCTTGCGGCGCGTTGTTGCAGGATTTGAAAGCAATCGCGCGCGGTCCATTGGGCCATGATTTTGGGGGAAACCTGGCCGAAACGATGGTTTCGACAGCAAGCATTACGCCATACACTGTCCCATGTGACGACGATGCAGACGAACTACACGACAATATGCTTGAGAATGAGGAGGATATTTGGGCGCGGAAGGTGGCCGGCTCGGCCGCGGCGTCAATCGTCGCGCGGCTTGGGGAAAATGCCATGAAGCTGGCGCTTGTGCGCGCAGTGAGCGACAACCCGGAGGCACCCGTTATTGGCCGGGAGGCAGTGCAATGGGGTTGGGATTTGGCGATGCACTGCACACGCGGCCTGCTGCGGGATGCATCGGCATACATGGCGGATAATGAGCACACAAAACAGGCTAATCGGATTGTTGAGTATCTCAGGCGGCACGGGGCCTTGACACTCCGTGAACTGTATGCTAAAGGTATCCGAATTGACCTGAAACAACTAAGGGAATTGCTGGCGCAGCTCGTGGAAGTTGGTTACGTGACCGCACAAGCCGCGCCTCCAGGGCCGACAGGCGGGCGACCTACGACCAAATATGCCGCTGTTGACCAAGATTGAAGGGGAGTACCAGCGAAACCCCCCTAAGCTGCCTACGAAACTTAGTTTTGTAAGCAGTTAAGTCTTTGAAAAGATTAGTTGTGTAGGTTTCGCTGGTTATTTTCTATAGACTCCCTTCCACCCTATACACACGGGCGGTGGGACACGTACCAGCGAAACCTACAAAACCTACATAACTATATATATTATTATATTTTATATTATTATATTTATATATATCAAAGGGTTAGAGGGTTACAAAAAGAAACAGTTGCGTTTAGGTTTCTAATTTAGAGCGACACGGAAACCGGATATAAACCCCTTTTTGCGGAGTGCACGCTATGGAATGCAATGCGGTTGAGTTTATCGTGCCGGGCGTGCCGCAGGGCTGGCAAAGGGCCGGGCGTGCAAAAGACCGATATTTTACTCGCCCTAAAACGGCGGCAGCGCAGGCGGCCATTCGAGAAGCGTGCAAAGCTGTGTTTGCACACGCACCATGGACCGGCCCGGTCATGGTGAAGATAGTGGCCATTTACCCGGTGCCAGCATCGTGGTCGCGTAGCCGTAAGGAGGCAGCGGTAGCCGGCGCTACCCGGCCGGGCAAGCCCGACATCGACAACATCGTTAAAAACGTCCTAGACGCTCTCAACGGCGTATTGTGGGTAGATGACGCCCAAGTGGCGCACCTAGTGGTTACGAAGCGGTATGGCTGCGCAGCACGCCTGGAGGTTTCAGCCCGGCGATTTTGATATTGCAGGCAAGGCCGGTAGAGATTATCTACCAGCCTGCCAACGCAGACAGAGGCAAAAACCCTCTTTATGGGCTCGGGCCGGGGCGAGTGCTGCTAGGTCCCCGGCATACCTCTACGGCCCTCCTACGGGGCTGTCGCCCCCCCAAAAGGCCAATTATACGGGCTATCGCTCCCCACAGCGGCGAGCGGCTATATCGGCCCGATTCCAGCCCCTCGTATGTCCTGCGGTTAATGCCTAGCAGGGCTGCGGCCTGCTCGCATGTCATACGGTTATTTATACGCCAGGCCCGCAGCGCGGGCGCATCTACCACCATTTCGACCATTTCGCGCGCTCCACACCATCATAATCCACAAGCTGCGCGCTGGTGATGTCCCCCCCACGGATGCAGGCTAGCCAAGCCTGCATGGCCGCGTGGAGGGTAGGATAAGCCTGGGTGGCACGCTTGGTGCCACCTGCGTCAATGATGTTAAGGTGCCAATTCACGACAGCCCCCCCATCATCACGCCCATTTCACGGTCTGACGCGGCCACCACCAACACAGTTGCGCCGTCAACGCCGGAGGCCATCACCATGTCACCAGTCCGAACCATGTCAGACACTGAGTCGAAAAAATGCGGTTCACGCATGGTAGCAAGTGGCGTGGTGCCGCCCTTGTAGTGCCACAGCGTAAACCCCTGCGCGTAAGCGAGCACCGAGAGATTGCGAACCTTGAACGTGCTGGGGCTAAAAATCTCTTCATTCAGGCGACGCTCAGCGGCGAGATTACGAACGGTCATGATATTGCTCCTGTGTGTTGCGCCAACCCCATCGGCTGGCCTGCGACTGTTGTAGGACTAGCTGCACCGCACGTCAATTGAGAAAATACGTGGGGCGCGTGTTTTTCGTGTTCCTGTTAGGGGATGCCCGTGCTGATGCGTAGCAGCACGGGCGGGGTGGTCAGGCGGCGGAAATGCAACGGATTGTGGCCACCAGTGGGCACGAGGCGATTACCGCGTTGATTGTGTCCTGGTCCTGGCCATCCCACACAGTCACCACGGCGTCACTGCCTCCAACGTCTGCGCGATAGACGTGATAGCCGGTTTCGTTGCTGGCCAAGCTGTTCACCTCTTCGTAAGTGCGGCCATGCTCGCCAATCACCGCCTCGTCCATTTCGCGTGCGGCGTCGATGGGCGAGCCGCCATTCGCCTGCGCGATGACGCCGCTGAAGTCGGCAGTGTCGCCGAAAATGTAGCCGGAAGCGTTATCAATCAAAATGTATCGTGCCATCGTCCTGTTCCTCGTTTCGTCCGGCACCATTGCCGTCCTGATAAGAAAGTTATACGCTCGGCACGTAACACCGTCAACAGGAAAATACGTGGGGCGCGTGTTTTTTTCGTGTTGACCTGAATCGCGGTGGGGCTTATACAGGATGCAGGCAGTGACTGAGTGGCACTGCATAGGATGGAGGAGCAGCCCCCATGGAATATTTGCCGTATGTCGCTTGGATGACACAACATTTTCCGGTCAAGGCGGGGCGTAATGAGCTTAAAGGCCCGAATGGCTGCTTGCGCAAAGTGACACGGTTTGTTGGCAATACCAAAGCAGAAGTCATTAAAGAGGCAAAAGCCTCAATTAAGGCGGGAGAACGCATTGCGCCTAACAACGGCATAATCGTCGTCAAGATGGAGATTTATAACTCAACAGATTGGAATTCCGACCCATTTAACGCAATGCCTGTCACCATTGTGCCGGGCGCAAGCCTCAAATCGTGAACGCAATTGACTGTTTCACATGAAACAGGTTTCTTGCTTTTGGGTGCGTAATTTGGTAATGAAAGCTCATGGCAGAAAATACCAAACACATCGGACGACCTAAAACTAGGAGCCTGATTCTTGACAATCCTGACAACGTGGAAACGTTGCGGTCAGGTCTCGTGTCGGGCTTGTCAGTCGAAAAGGCTTGCGCGTTCATTCCGGGGTTAAATCGTGATGAAGTATATTTGCGCATGGCGCGCGACCCCGCTTTTAAGGCAATAATCGCGGGCGCACGGGAAGCACAACAGGACGCAATTATTGAGTCATTAATTGATATGGCCGATAAAGCCACGCCTGAGACTGTAAATGTTGTTAAATTGCAAATATGGGCGCGGCAATGGGTTGCGGCTAAACTTGCGCCAAAGAAATACGGTGACAAGCAGGCGATTGAGCTTACTGGCCGTGACGGAGGGCCTATTCAAACCGCAGTCGCAACGATTGACGTTGGACGCCTTGATGACGAAGCGCGGGCACAGCTCCGGGCGGCGCTGGTGGACGTTAAAGCGGAATGATTGTCTGGCCAGAACTACACCAGGCGGCGCAAAACCGCGACGCATGGCTGCAAAGCGAAAAAGGCAAGGCTTGGTGTGCTGCATATGCCGCGATGTGGGTTCGCGCATTTGGCGCTTGCGGCCGCGCCAGTCCAGTGGATAAAATCGAGCGAAGTCGCAATGGAGGCGAAGATGTGGTTTGAAACGCTGCTGTATGTTGCATGTGTTGCAAACGGGCTCGGATTGGTTGTGTTGTCAAACGCAATCAATCGGATTGCACGGGCGCAACATAATCTCGCAGTCGAAATGTATGCTATTCGCAGTGGTAGGGCACGATAATGTTGTATACTGACATTGACGATGTTGCAATGCAGCTTTACGGCGCTGACCCTAGCGCCATGCAGCGACTAGCTGGCGCGCTCGGCGTCAATACAGCGACGCTCAAGCGCGTCATGGCCGGCAAGCACCCAATGCCGCCCGGCTGGGTGCGAGAGATGGACGACTTGCTAGCTGCTAAACACGCATCGTCTATCGCTGCACCACAAGACGGTTTTGACCGCGACGACCAGGCCGCTGACGCAATAGACCCGCATTTGCATTTATTGCAGGCTCGTGTCGTCGATGCGGGATGGAGACCGGACGAATTTTTGCACACCGTTGCAGATTGGACGTTCTTCCAGATTGTTGATAATTACGGTTACGAAGCAACGCGGGAGCTATTGCTGCGCCTGGCGGACGAATTGCACGCCATGCGGGAGGAGGGTGTTTCACGTGAAACATAGGCTACCGCCGACGCGGGACGAAGCAAAAAAAGCACGCGAGGCCCGCGCCCTTGAGGAGGCGCGGGCTATTCCAGTGACCGCGGACGAATTGCGCGAAATGCGCGCGCTATGGCGAATTGAACGGGACAAGGGAAAGCACGATGACGCATGACCAAGCAAAATTGTTCGAGAACATTACGAAAAATTGCCCCGCCTTGCCGGCAAACAAAGGCTTGCGGCCTACCGGGCAGGCTCTGGCCACAGCCATAGAGCACCACGCCCCCGCGTTCGCCCAGGCTATCGCCACAGGTAGGTTGCGGGATTCGTTTGCAACGTTGAACGATATAATGAGTGAAGTTCTTAAATTTGTTGAAGAATGCCGCGCCAATGACATAACAGAAAATGAAGTGCAATTAATGAGCGTTTGCGCGTTTTTGGCAAATGCTCCATTGTTTTTTTCAGAAGTGAAAGGAAACGCCTAATGAAATGGTTGCCGATTAAAACCGCGCCGCAAGACGGTTCTTCCGTATTACTGTCAGATGGCGAAGTAATGGTAGTCGCATGGTGGGATTACGATTGGAAGACATTTGAGAATGATGACGCGCGCATTCTTTTTGACGGTGCAACGCACTGGCAACCGCTGCCAGACCTGCCCAAGTAATGCAAATGACTTGGGAACCCATTACAACTGCGCCTAAAACATACGGCGTTGAAGTACTCGCCTGGAACGGAATGAGTATTGACGTGGCGTGGCGTTCGCTTGCCCGCCCCCATGGATGGCGCACTGTGGCAGGCGACATAGAGCCGACGCATTGGCAACCATTGCCAGAACCGCCAGATGCTAGTCAAAATTGACGGCAAAACAATTGACGCAAAGCAAACGCTGCTAGAATTGGACCGCGCCGATTGTCGTGACAGCCTTGCAACGTTCATTCAAATGGCGTGGCATATTGTTGAGCCATCGCAACCATATATCCACGGTTGGCACATTGACGCCATCTGTATGCATCTCGAAGCCATTACGGATGACGTTGATAATTACAATCGGCTGTTGGTAAACATTCCGCCAGGCACCATGAAAAGCCTCGCCGTCAGCGTGTTCTGGCCGGCTTGGGAGTGGGGGCCGTGCAATCTGCCACACATGCGGTATGTGTGCGCCTCGCATACACAAGACCTTGCCGTCCGCGACAATATGCGCATGCGGCGTTTAGTCGAAAGCGACTGGTATAAAAGCCGCTGGCCGCATGTCAAACTAACTACAGACCAAAACCAGAAAATTAAATTTGACAACACAGATACAGGATTTAGGCAAGCCGCAGCTGCCGGCTCTATTACGGGTAATCGTGGCGACCGCGTTATTATTGACGACCCGCATAGCGTTGAAGGGGCCGAATCGGAACAGAAACGAGAAACAACCATACGGTGGTTCAAAGAAGCTGTCCCAACCCGCCTGAACAATCCAGAAACTAGCGCCATCGTTGTGGTTATGCAGCGATTGCACGAAGGAGACGTGTCCGGCGTTATTCTCGATGAAGACCTTGGTTACGACCATTTAATGTTGCCTATGCGGTATGACCCGACACGGGCTCAACCAACGCGGCTAGGGTTTGAAGACCCTCGCACTGAGGTGGGTGAGCTGCTGTTCCCCGCCAGGTTCCCGCTGTGGGTGGTGGAGCGTGAAGAAAAAATCATGGGGCCTTACGCTACGGCAGGGCAGTTTGCGCAGTTGCCAGCACCGCGCGGCGGCGGCGTTATTGACCCTGACTGGTGGCAGTTATGGGAGGCAGACGATTACCCGCTATTTGATTTTGTCATTGCTTCTTTGGATACGGCTTACACCGAAAAACAAGAAAATGATTACAGCGCTCTAACAATATGGGGGCTGTTTTCAGCAGACCAGACGGCGCGGTCTACCCGGAGTGTAGATGGTCGAGGTAGGTTGCATAGCGGCTCTGCGGAAGATGCAGATGGGGCCCCGCGCCTAATGCTGTGCATGGGATGGCAGGAGCGGCTGGCGCTTCACGACTTGGTTATAAAAGTTGCCAAGACGTGCAAATTTTTTAAAGTAGACAAATTGCTAATTGAAAACAAGGCCGCAGGAATTAGCGTTGCACAAGAGCTAAGAAGGCTGTATTATAACGAAGATTTTTCTGTTCAGTTACAAGACCCGCGTTCTACAGATAAACTCGCGCGGTTATATTCCGTGCAACATTTGTTTGCAGAGGGCATGATATACGCGCCAAACAAGGATTGGGCGCAGATGGTTATCAACCAAGTTGCTGTTTTTCCAAAAGGCAAACACGATGACTTGGTTGATACAGTGTCGATGGCGTTGCGGCATTTGCGAGAGATTGGAATGCTGCAACGCACCGTTGAACGAATTGATGAGATAGAGCGGTCTAAGCAACACATCGGAAAACCGCTCGCCCCGTTGTATTAAGGAATTTTGAATGTCTGGTCTTATCCCGTCCAACGCCCATATCCGGTTGCAAAATGAGGCAGAGCCTCTGAACCAGCCAGACCCTGCACAGGTTTTGCTCGATGACACGCAAGGCCCGGATGAACCTGTAACGGATGACGATGGCAATATAATCCGCATTGAGCACGATGACGGGAGCGTTACTATTTCGCTTGACGGTTCTCCTGTAGCTGCCGGAGGGGATGCGCACCCTAAAGGGTGGTTTGACAATCTGGTTGAAGATATCAGTGAAACGGAACTAGCACGTATCAGCGACGACTTGATGCGCGGCATTGACGACGACATGCAGAGCCGTCAGGATTGGGTTGAGGACCGCGCCCAAGGCATTAAGCTGCTGGGCTTGAAGGTCGAGATTCCGGGCCTTGCGGGCGCCGCCGACGGCGCTCCTGTTGAGGGCATGAGCCGGGTGCGTCACCCGCTGCTGCTGGAAGCCGTGCTGCGGTTCCAGGCTAACGCCAGGTCGGAGTTGCTACCCACAGACGGCCCGGTGAAAATCAGGGATGACAATAACGGCGCGTTGATTGGCAATGATGAATTGGCCGATGCTCTGGAAAAAGACTTAAACCACTATCTTACAGCTACGGCGACTGAGTATTATCCAGACACGGACAGGATGTTGCTGCTTTTGGGTTTTGGCGGCACGGCTTTTAAGAAAGTGTATTTTTGTCCTTTGCGCAATAGGCCGGTTTCTGAAACGGTTGATGCAGACGATTTGATTGTGAACAATTCCGCTACGGATTTGAGCAATGCGCGTCGTGTAACGCATCGGGTGCTAATGCGTCCCTCGGTTGTCAAGCGGTTGCAAATTCTTGGCGTTTATCGGGATGTTGATTTGTCAACGCCGCATGAACGCAAGATGGACGCGGTGCAGGAAGAAAAGCAGGCACAACAGGGTATTTCGGAAAACGTATCGAACCCCAATGACCGGGACCGGGAGATTTATGAAACGTATTGTGAGTTGGATATTGTAGGGTTTGAGCATAAACTAAAAGGCAAAGTAACGGGGCTTGAGGTTCCGTATCGCGTGACGATTGACGTATCGTCAAAGAAAATTTTGTCCATTGTGAGGAACTATGACAAAGCAGACACACTCCCGGAAGCCCGCGAAAATTTTGTCAAATATACTTTTGTTCCTGGCCTTGGTTTTTATGACATTGGGCTTCTTCACATTTTGGGTAATACTACTAATGCTATTACTGCTGCTTGGCGCGAGCTTTTGGACGCTGGAATGTATTCTAACTTTCCGGGCTTTTTGTTTGCAGATGTTGGGGCTAGGCAAAACAGCAACATCTTCCGTGTCCCTCCTGGCGGCGGTTCGCCAGTCAAGACGGGAGGTATGCCAATTAATCAAGCTGTCATGCCGCTTCCGTATAAGGAACCGTCCCAAGCCCTAATGGCGTTGGTTGGCGACATGGCAACCACGGGCATGCGGATTGGCGGCACGTCGGAGCAACAGGTCGGTGAAGGCCGAGCTGATGCGCCTGTTGGCACAACTCTAGCGATGATTGAGCAAGCCACCAAAATTATGAACTCTGTTCACAAACGCTTGCATGCTGCGCAGGCGTTGGAGTTTCAGTTGCTGGTGAAAGTGTTCCGGGAGCATCCTGAGAGTTTTTGGCAGCGAAACAAAAAGCCCGCGTATCAATGGGACGAGAATAATTTCCTTAAAGCTTTGACGGATTGTGAGTTGGTGCCGCAGGCAGACCCGAACACCGCGTCTCATAGTCAGCGGGTCATGAAGATTATGGCGCTAAAACAACTCCAGGCGGCAAGCCCGCAGTTGTATGACCCCATTGCGATTGACAAGGCGGCGTTGGCGGCGATTGGATTTAGCAATCCTGAGCAATTTATGGCTTCGCCAGAAAAGCAACAGGCATTGCCGCCGGCTGTCCAAAAAGAAATTGCAACGCTGAACATTAAAAAGCAGGAAGCTGACACCAAGGCAATGAAGGCCAAAGCTGAAGCTGCCAAGGCACAGATGCACGCGGCGGTGTATCAAAAAGAGGCTTCCGCAGCACCAGAAGGCCCGTCTAATGCGGAACAAATGACCGCGCAGGCGCGGTTGTTAGACGCGCAGACCAAGCAGGCAGGGGTGCAAGTGCAGCACCGTGTAGCTGCATCTGAGGCTCAGAACCGGGCGCAAGACCGGGAGAGCCGCGAGAAACTGGAACTGCTCCAATTGGCCAAAGAAATTATTCGCCATCCTGAAGGTGCGCCGATTGCGCAACCGATTGTGGCCCAAGCGGAGGCACGGCAATGATATTTGATGACCCTCACCGCGCGGTAAAACGCGCCGTTATGGTTGCCAAGGGCCTTGGTAGGGCAATTGGCCCGTTGCCGGGGGATAGAGCCCCCTATTCGGCTGCCATGCCCATGCTGGCCGGTGGCGGTGCTGTAGGGCAGCATCCTGCGTCAATGTTGCCGGGGGTTCATGTTAGTGGTTCTCCGATGGGGTTTGCGTCTGGGGGAGATGTAGAGCCGGCAAATGAAACGGGGTTTGATGCCTGGCATGGCACGCCGCACGAATTTCCTGCGGAGCGATTGATTCAACATCCCACAGGGCAGCAAGAGCATGTCTTGGCGAGTCAACCGGTGCCGGAAGGTGCGTCGGTGGTGAAAGATTTTCCGTTGGGGCGTTTTCGGTCGGATAAAATTGGAACCGGCGAAGGCGCGCAAGCGTATGGGCATGGGCTGTATGTTGCGCAAAACAAAGCAACAGCAGAAAGTTATAAAAAAAATACAACTGATGCCGCAGACAGAAAAGTTTATAATGAAAAAGCAACGTGGTTAAACAATGAAGGGCGTAATTTAGATAAAGATGTTTTAAAAGAAAAAATAAAAGAAATGCAAAAAGAATATGAAAGAATAACATCTAGACGAGGGCACCTTTACCACGTTCGCGTAAACGCCAATCCAGAACATTTTTTGGATTGGGATAAACCGCTGAGTGGGCAAAATCCTGTTGTGCAACATGTTGCTAGAACTGCAAATGTTGGCGTTGAAGCCACCGGCAAAGATTTGCATCATGCTCTTTCCAGTTATGGGGAAAATTCACCCTCTGCTGCCGCCGTTTTGCAGGAGGCAGGCATCCATGGCATTCGCTACCTAGACGCTAACAGTCGTGGCCCAACCGGCAACCCTACCCACAATCACGTTATTTTTGACCCCAGCATTATTGACATTAAACACCGGTATAAACGGGGCGGCGAAGTGGTTAACACACAGAAGAATCCCGTGTTGCACCACGCAATGTCTTTGACAAACCCTGGCAAGTATGCCACAAACGCTGTAAATATAACTAAAACGCTTTTGAAGCGCCCGCAATCGGAGTAATTTTATGTCTAAAGAATCCCGTCTGGCCCGTGAGGCAATGAGAAGCAAGATTGCGCGCATGATTGGCGCTGACCCTCGCGGTGCACCGATTGACGCATCTGGTTACACGCCGCCTGATGCTTTGAATGCCTACGCCCAGACGGGCATGCGCCCAGTCAGTAAGCGCCAATTCAAACATGGCGGGGCTTTGAAGGCAGAAGGCGCAGAGGGCAAGATGCATGCGGGGCGCAAGCCTCGAAAGGCGGGTGGCAAGGCAATGCCGCCGATTGACGCCGTGTTGAACCGGGATGTGAAGATTGCCAACGAATACCGGGACGGCGGCAATGAGCATGTCGGCGGCATGAAAAAAGGCGGGCGTGCCCACAAAATGGGTGGTGGCCCGTTGAACACGTCTTTCATGGGCAGTGAACTGACGCACCGTGCGCGGGGCGGTGCAGCACACACAGACGAAGCTCAGGACCGTGTGCTTATCCATAAGATGGTCAAGCCCAAGGCGCTGACGGGCAAGGCCCATGGCGGTGAGATTCACCATAAAGTGTGCCGGTGCGAACGTTGCATGGGCGGCAAGGCGCGAAGTGTGTCCGATGGCGAAATGCAGGGCACGCGCCCAACGGGCGACCGCATGGCCCGCAAGGATGGCGGGCGTGCCAAGGGCAAGACCAACATCAACATCATTATCGGCGCTCCACGGGCCGGCCAGGGGCAAGACCAGGGCATGCCACAGATGCAGCCGCGTCCTGCTATGCCGATGCCGCCGGCAGGGCCTGCTGGCATGCCTATGCCGGCTGGCATGCCTATGCCGGCTGGAATGCCCATGCCGCCCGCAGGGCCTGGAATGATGCCGCCTGGCGCGGCTATGGGCCGCAAGTCTGGTGGCCGTGCTGAATACCCTATCGACGCAGGAGCAGGCGGCGGTCGGGGGCGTTTGGAAAAGATTAAACAGTATGGTGGAGGTTGATATGCACGAAGTGTCAGTTAAGTTGGATAACGCGCAGTTTGAAGCTATTATGGAGCGTTTGAATGCTCTTGTCGCGGCGGGAGATGAAATTCTCATTGAAGTCCAAGAATTGGCGGAAAACGCTTATTTGATTTTTGACGAAGCTATGCACGATGAGGACGATGAGGACGAGGACGAGGAAGACGAAGACTATTGCGAAGTCGCGCACGCGCATTTCAGCGGGTTTGTTGCAGGCGTGATGGCAACGATTGAAGCTCTGAGCGCCGAGGATGACGAAGATGACGAATGAATGGATGCCCATTGACACCGCCCCAACTGACTGCACCGATATCATGGTATGGTCAGTAGAATATGACCGTTGTCTAACGGTATGGCTTGATGAAGATGGGTTTTTTTTCTGTGCCCGCAACGGCGATGAAATTGACTCTGACGGCATCACCCATTGGATGGAATTGCCAGAGGCACCATAATGCTAACGCAAGCCCAGCATTATGATGCGCTAATCAGGAAATTTATCAGCGACGCTATTGTCGAACGCATGGAACACATTGCGAATCGGCATAGTATTGCTGATTTTTCTGATTATTGCTGGAAAGTCGGAGCCATTGAAGGGCTCCGACTTGCTCTTTCGTTGTGCGACGAAACTAAATCAATCACAGACCAACGCTAACCGGAGTTTTTACATGCCGTTCATGACAATGGTGCATGACGTTGACCCTGCGACAAAGCTAAAAACAGATTTGGGAGATATCAGCGCAGTTGAACTGTTCAATAATCAAGTTTTGATTGCAGTTTACCTTCGTCCTGAAAAGACAAAATCTGGTTTGTATCTTCCTGATACTCATCGAGACGAAGACCGTGTGCAATCTAAGGTAGGTTTGATTGTTAAAACGGGTTTTGGCGCATTTGTTGATAATGGCGACGGCTGGTTTTCAGGAATGAGCATTAAATTGGACGATTGGGTATTTTTCCGCCCGTCTGATGGGTGGAGCATTACTGTGAACGGCGTATTGTGCCGCGTTCTTGAAGATATTAACGTGCGTGGGCGTATCGACCAACCGGATAGGGTGTGGTAATGACCGAAGAAACAGATGAAACCAAAGATGTTTCCGTCGAAATTGAAACGGAACCGTCAGAAACGGGCGAAGCCACTGTCGAAGTCAGAGAGGTTGCTCCTGCAACAGAAGAACCTCAACGAATTGACGAAACCGCCGCAGTTGAAGAACTAAAACGGCAGCTTGCAGCGGAAAAAGCCGCCCGGTTTAGAGCTGAACAAAAAGCAGCCCAACGCCAAAATGAAGTAGATTCGAGCAATTTGCAGCTTATCCGTAGTGCAATTAGCACTTTGGAAAGCAATGCTGAAATTTACGTGGCACGGTATGCTGAGGCAATGTCTGCGGGGGATTACCAGACAGCGGCAGCAATCCAGAAAGAAATGTCTGGCGCTGAAGCTAAGCTGCTTCAACTCCGAAACGGCGAAGAAGCCATGCGGAGCAAGCCTCCGCAAGAAATACGCAGCACTCAAGACCCTGTTGAGGAATTGGCTTCACGCTTGTCTCCTCGTTCGGCGTCATGGGTTCGTGCGCATCCTGAATATGCTCAAGACAGCCGCAATTTCCAACGTATGGTGGCGGCGCATAACTTGGCGACCGCAGAAGGTATCGTCCCAGACACAGACGAATATTTTGACGCCATTGAAACCACGTTGAAGATTAAAAAGCCTGCTCCTCCTGTGTCGGTTGTGGCAGCAGAAAATCCCATGGAACAAGCTGCTCGGCCTCGTGCTGCGCAGCAACCGGCACCTGCGGCGGCACCGGTCACTCGTGGGACGCCTGGCAGCCGGACCATGCGCTTGACAAGCGAGGAAATGGACATTGCTCGGTTGAACAAAATGACGCCGGAAGAATACGCTAAGCAGAAATTGAAAATTCAACGTGGGAGCCGATAATGAGTGATGATTTGAACGAAAAGCCTGTTGCACCTAGCGCAAAGTCGCCGCGCCGGCTGATGCCTCCCCGCAAGACGTCGAAGAGCTTGCTGACTAAAACTTTTGCTGCTCCTGTTGACAATGAAAACCCTACTCCTTCGATGCCTTCTGCACCACGCCCGAAGATGCGTGAGGATGACCCGCGTGCGCGCGCTGCCATTCGCGCGGCGGAAGTGCTTGAGGCTGCGGGCGGTAATTTGGGCGTTAACTCGGATGAGTTTTATATTGACCGAGCGCGTGTGCCTGATGGTTGGGAGTATGAATGGCGGCGTCATACGGTGCTGGGCCAGAACGACCCATCATATGATTATGAACTGGCTCGCAATGGGTGGGAACCGGTGCCGGCCAACCGTCATCGGGACATGATGCCTGGGAAAAATGAAACTATCGACCGCAAAGGCATGCGCCTTTACGAACGCCCTAAGATTCTTGTTGACCGCGCGCGGCAAAGAGAACTTCGGGCAGCACAAGAATATGTGGCGTCTAACAAAAAGAGCCTTGCGCAGACGAGCAACGAATTTGGTGAATTGAACACCAAGGTGCGCAATAATTTTGAGCCGCTACCTATTCCAAACGGGGCTGTGTAATTTTTATGCAAGAGATGTAAAAAATCTCTTGCATTTTTTTTGTTTCTGTGGCTTTACTATATCACTTCCCTCGGTGTGGAAGATTTGAATAAAAACTTGGTTTACTCATCGCCCCGGTGCGCGATGATGGGAACCTCCTTTTAAGGAGTCAACCGTCATGGCGAACACTAACGCGCCGTTCGGATTTTCGCAGTATATCGGCACGGGTGCTACCCCGACCTTTGAGCAGACTGTTTCGTCTATTTCTTCCAGCAACGCCACTGCAATTTATTTTGGAGACCCTGTTGTCCAGGCGACTGGCACGACCGGTCTTGGCACTGGTTATATTGCTGCGGCTTCTGCCCCGCAGTCTTTGGCGGTCAGCGGCATTGTGGTGACGAGCGGCGTTGCGGTTGCAACGTTCACTTCCACGACTGCCCCTGCGGTCGGTTCGACCATTGTATTCACCGGCACGTCGTTTGCGACGGGCGGTGGTTTCAACGGTCCTTTCCAGATTACCGCTTCCACGACGACCACTGCAACTTTCAACGTCACTGGCGCGTTTAGCTCCACGTTGACTTTTGGCGCTGCCACGGTGTTCACGCCGGTTGCTGGTATTTTCATCGGTTGCAAGTATCTGTCCACTTCGCAAAAGCGCCCGGTGTTCAGCAACTATTGGCCTGGTTCGGATGCTAACGGCGATGTGACGGCTTACATTGTCAGTGACCCGAACGCTCAGTTTCTTGTGCAGACTGGCGCGTCTTCGGGCACGGCGGTTGCGGTTAGCTTGACCAGCATTGGTCAGAACATTGGGTTCTCCATGGGCACTGGCTCGACCGCCAACGGCCTGTCGGGCGCTTACGCGGACACGCAGACGCTGGTTGCAAACGTGGGTGGCACCTATGCTTCCAACTCCTTCCTGCCGTTCCGCATTATTTCGCTTGCCAACTACACGCCGGGCGGAACCAGCCCGCTGGCAAGCATCAACGGAAACGATAGCACCACTGCTTACAACCGTATCGTTGTCGGGTTTAATAACTCGATGCCGCGCGGCTTTGCTGGCATCTAAGGGAGTAATTAATCATGGCTGTTAATCTTAGTGCCATTAAAGACCTTCTGCTTCCCGGCCTGCGGGGGATTGAAGGTAAGTATGAGATGATTCCGTCTCAGTATGACAAGATTTTCACGAAGCACGATTCCAAGCTGGCGGTTGAACGCACGGCGGAACTGCGCTTCTTGGGTCTTGCCCAGCTTAAGCAGGAAGGTGGTCAGACTGGCTTCGACAACGGCGCTGGTGAGCGTTATGTGTATAACCAGGAACACACTGAAATTGGTCTTGGTTACGCCATTACCCGCAAGGCAATTGACGATAACATCTATAAGACGCAGTTTCACCCGTCTAACTTGGGCCTGATTGAAGCTTTTCACCAGACCAAAGAAATTTACGGGGCGTCTATCCTCAACACGGCGCAGACTTACAACAACGCGGTTGGCGGTGACGGTGTTGCGCTTTGCTCCACGGCACATCCTATTGACGGCGGCACGATTGCCAATACCCCGTCAACTCAGGTTGATTTGAACGAAGCCACTTTGCTGAACTCGATGATTTCTGTCCGCACGAACTTCAAAGACCAAGCTGGTCTGAAGATTTTTGCTCGCGGTCGTAAGTTGGTTATCCCGCCGCAGCTTGAGCCGGTTGCCATTCGTTTGATGAAGACGGAGCTTCGGCCTGGCACGGCTGACAACGACGTGAACGCCATTCTTACCACGGCGGGCGGTCTGTCAGAAGGCTACATGGTCAATGATTTCTTGACCTCAGCTTATGCTTGGTTCCTTCTGACCAACATCGACGGTCTGAGCTACATGGAGCGTATCCCGTTCGAAACTGATATGCAGGTTGATTTCCAGACTGATAACCTGCTGGTTAAGGGCTACGAACGTTACAGCTTTGGCTACTACAACTACCGCGCGATTTACGGCAACTTCCCGACCTCGTAAGGAACCTAGCAGATGTCTATTACTGCTTTCTCGGGTCCGCTTGTCGTTTACGGCGCAGCGCCCAATTATGATTACAACCCAGAACAGGGGCCTTCTCTGTTCTGGGGCGGCGCGGGAATTGCAGACCCTCGTCAGTATTATGCTTACCAGCCGGGGCAGGATTTTGGCGCTCTTACTGCTGGTTTCTTGGGTTTTGACAACGTTATGACGCTAAATGCCGTTCCCGCAACGGCTTCAGGCACGGCAATTGTTACAACTGCGGTTGCGGTCACTGCCAAAACTGCAATGACGCTGACTTCTACCAACTCAGCAACCAGCGGCATTGCCACGAACCTCACTATTACCAACCCCAACACCGGTGCCCCAGTAACGGGTTTGATTGGCCTTGACACTTACACGTCGGTTTCTGGCTACATCTGCAACGGCACGTCAGGCACGGCAGGTAACTTGCTGTTTGTCACCACTGCTTCCAACAACCCGCTTACTGTTGGTATGGTGCTGAACAGCAGCAACACTGGCTTCACGAGCTGCGTGATTACGGGTTATGGTCCGGCCACTGGCACCACTGCCGCTGGCAAGGGTTTTACGGGCGTTTACACCGTGAGCGGCGCAACCCAGGCCCAGGGCACCAGCGGTTCGCCCATTACTATCACCGGCACGCAGGGCGTTACTTCGGCAACTGGTAACTCTGTTGCAACTTGCTTGGTTCCGTTTGGTTCTTCGGGCACTGTCCAGTTGTGGAACCCGCAGGCTCTGGTGGCCCGCGCCGTTTCGATTACGCCGACTTCTGGCACGCCGACCGCTTCAATTACGTTTGCCATTTCGGGTTATGACATCTACGGCTTCCCGATGACGGAGAATATCCTTCTGACAACCGGTTCTACGCAAAGCACTGCGGTAAACGGGCTGAAGGCATTCAAGTATATTGCAAGCGTTGTTCCAAGCGTTACCGATAGCGTAACTTATGCGGTTGGCACGTCCAACGTTATTGGGTTCCCGCTCCGGTCAGATAACTTTGCTGACCTTATTATCAACTCGTCGGCATCTCTCAACCCGACTGCTGTCACGGCTGCAACTAACTATGTGGCATCGGTGACAACTCCCGCCACCAGCGCTTCGGGCGCAGGCACGGGCAACGCCACGACGGGCGACGTTCGCGGCACCTTCGCGGTTACGGCTTCTTCCACAGGCGCTAACCGCATCGTGGTTAAGCAATCTCCGCATGTTTATAACATCGGCTCGACTGCGGGCCTTTTCGGCGTCACCCAGGCGTAAGGATTATTATAATGACGAAGCACCATAACGTTCACAAAATTGCGCATGAAGGCGTCCATCACGCCCCCCATGCGCGCAAGCACCGTAAGACTGGCGGCAAGGCGCATTACAAAGGCGCTTCGCTTCCTGCTTCGCACGGCGAACCGGAATCGGCCATGGATGGCGACAATGAAGCCGAAATGGATTTGCACATGAACCCAGCTCATCGCACTGACGCTAAGCACATTGATTCCGAAGCGGAAGCCATGGGCGAGCGCAAGCGTGGTGGCCGTGCGCCCCGCAAGCATGGCGGCATGCTGGCAATCATGATGATGAAGAAGAAGAAGAAGGAAGTCGGCAAGATGCACGGTGGTGAAGCTCATCATCATGCCGGGCGCAAGCCGCGTAAGTCTGGCGGGCGCACTGCTGGCTCTGACCAGAACCCCTTCACTTCGGCTCGTCATGGCACGTCGGCTGCTGGCCGGCACCTTGAGCCTGAGACGATGGACTGACATGGCCGGGGCCTGGACACGCAAGGAAGGTAAATCCCCCTCTGGGGGGCTTAACGAACGTGGCCGGGCCTCTTTGAAGGCTGAAGGGCACAACATTAAACGCCCGGTCACTTCTTCTGAAGCCAAGCACAGCCCTGAAGCTGCACAGCGCCGCGAAAATTTTCGCACGCGCATGTGCGGCATGAAGGAAAAACTGACTTCGGCCAAAACTGCTCATAACCCTAACAGCCGTATTAATCTTGCATTGAAACGGTGGGATGTTAAGTGCTAATATGGCAAAGAAACCTTTTTGGGAAACTAAACTCCCTAAAGACCACGAAACCAAGCATTTAGACAAAAAGCACGCCAAAATGGCTAAGGCAATGGCTCGCGCGGCAGGGCGTCCTTATCCTAATTTGATTGATAATGCGGCAGCTTCGCGCCGAATAAAACACAAAGGATAGCCGATGCGCCCGATTACAGTTACCGTTGGCCCTTTGGCGACTGCTTCAGCAAATAACATTTGCACCAGCCAGACAGCTGGTAGCGCAAGCGCACTTTTAATGAATGGTACGCTTGTATCTACATCATTTGTGGGAACAGGGTCTATTTCTGGCAACATTTTGACGATTACGGCGGTTACATCTGGTCTGCTTGCCGTTCGTCAGCCAGTTAGTGGTCTAGGTGTAGCAGCCAATACTTTGGTTGGCGGCACAACGCCTATTACAGGCTCAGGCGGCATTGGGACTTATGTAGTCACGCCGGCACAAAAAAGAAGTTCTACGACTATCTATGGCGCTCCTGTAGCTACATTGGATACGCCGCGCCGTGTGCTCATCACAGCAGTAGGAAATGAAACAAGCAGAACATTTACTGTAACAGGCACAGATTGGGCAAACAACCCAATTACTGAATTGATTACTGGCCCTAGTGCTGCATCAGTTTATACTAATTTGGATTTTAAAACAGTTACATCTGTTTTAATCGACGGGGCATCATCTGATAACATTACAGTTGGCACGACAACTGTAGCTTCTAGCCCCTGGGTTCGTTTGGATGAATTTTCCGTTGGTCAAGTCGGCATTCAAGTGACGGTTACGGGCACGGTGACGTATTCGTTGCAGCAAACTTTGCAAGACCCCAATAGCCCGTTTTTGCCGGTTGCTCCGTATCAAGTCGTGTGGCTTAATTCGGCTGATGCATCAGCCGTTAATTCCAATACCACTATTCAATCAAACTACACGTATGCTCCGCTTTATGCAAAAGCAACAATTACAAGTGGCACCGGCTCTCTGACTGTAACGTACAGCCAGTATAGCAACGCGCCTTACTAGGGGATAAATCAATGGCTGGTTTGAATGATGGGCCTCTGGTAACAAGCTACGATTTGGAGGCGGGGCAGATGATGCTGCCCCAGCGGTTGCGCGATACCAACGGTCGCCAGAAAATGTCTATTCATCAAAATATTTTTGATGCAGACTTTGAATATGGCCCGCAGCCTTTGCGTTGGGAAGGGTTTACTTACAATACTACTTACGGGCAAAATTCCACCAACGCGGCTAACACTGCCACCATTATTGCAATGGGTGGTTTGGGCGGCGTGGAGATGCAAATTGCGTCTTTGGGTGATATTACTGTTCGCCAATCGCGGCCTTACAACCGGTATCAGCCGGGGAAATCCATGTATGTTGCGTCTAACGTCAATTTTGGCGGCGCAATAAGCGGACAGGTGCAGCGTGTTGGCATCTTTGATGATGGCAACGGCATTTTTTTCCAGCAAGGCACTCCGTCTTCAACAAACCCGGCTGGAATGTATGTTGTTGTGCGGACGGATTCGCTGTTTCCTTCGGGAGGCATGCCGACTGATACCGCCATTTCTTATGAAAACTGGTCAGATGTAAACAACGTCAAAGGCACCATCAATTGGAATTACGTCCAGATGATTTGGATGGAATATTCTTGGTATGGCGCGGGTGCGTTGCGTTGGGGCGTTATTCTTAACGGCGAACCGTATATTCTGCACGAAATTGGCACAGGTAACGGGACTTATACCGGCAGCGGCCAGGTTGTCCCATGGTCTCGCACAGGCAGTCTTCCAGTGCGGTATGAGCAGCGCAACGTGTCCACTAGCTCTGCTTCTATTTTTCGTCATTTCGGCGTGTCAGTGCTGATTGAAGGCACTATCGACAAACAGCGCGGGTTTACTTATTCGTATGGTATGAACCCAGCAACTCCCACTGTTTCAGTTGGGACAAATAAAGTTCGTTACCCGCTTTTGTCTTTCCGCATGCGGGCGATGGGACAGAGCACCTTTACACAAGCCTCCACCAATGGCGCGGTTACGTCGGGCACGACAACCACTCTGGTGGCTTCATCTGCGCCGTTCAGCGTTAGCACCACGCCCTTGGCTATTACCGGCAATGGCACCACGGCGACCATTCAGGTGCAAGCTTCAGGCACCATGCCTGCGGTCGGGAGCGCCTTGAACGTTTCTGGCGTCACGCCATCGGGCTTTAATAACGCATCTGCAACTGTCACGGCGGTTACGTCGAACACCATCAGCTATGCAAACAGCACGTCGGGCACGGCGTCGGTTTTGGGCACGACAGTATATGTGCCATCTGTTGTTGGCCGAGGCTTGAATTATTTTCCTTTGGTTGCGGCTTCGTCGGGTGCTCCCACTACAATTTCTAGTGCAACGGCGGGCACGGTTAATTTTACTGGCACAATTGCGGCAAATACGTCTATTTTGACTGTAACGGCAGTTTCAAGCGGCACCATTGCTATTGGCATGGTGCTCGGCACAGTATCAGGCGGCACGTTCTCTTCGTCAAGTTCGCTTATTATTACAGCACAGTTGGGCGGAACGACAGGCGGCATTGGCACGTATACAATTAATCAGGTAAATACTGGCACATTGGCAACTGTCGCTTCTACTTCTTCTGCTGCGGGCGGCACCGTAACAGTGACTTTGGCCGCTGCACACTCACTGACAACCAATGATGTTGTTACATTGTCGGGCTTTTCTCCTGCTTCGGTTAATGGCATTTATCCTGTTATTGCAATTACGTCCAACACGTTTACTATTAACGCCGGATATGGTAATAACCCTGGTTCCATCACAACTACATCTGGTAGTGTTGCAGCGCAATATACAGCGCGCGTTTCTGCCAACACATCAACTACTTTGACTTTCCAAGATGTGGTGACTGGTTTGGCGCTGCCATATGCACCAACCGCGGGGTGCAACTATACAGTCGGTTTGATTGACCGTGGTCAGCTTTTGCCGCAGTCTTTGATTATTTCGTCAACGCAAACTTGTTTGGTTGAACTAATCGCCTCCACGCCAACAATTCAGGTTGGTCTTTCTGGTGCAGTTTTCCAGTCAGAAGCTGCGTTGGGTTCGACATATTCTTTTGCAGAACGTGACAACAATGCAGGGTATTTGTCAGGCGGTGAAGTGGTTTATGCGTTTACTTCTCCGCCGTCTGGGCTTCAGACGCTTGATTTGCAAAACTTTTTCCCGGTTTTGACCAACATTAAAGGTAACATTCCGGACATTTTGTCTGTTGCAATTACCACAAGCGGCACTGCGGCACCAGTGGGTGTGAGCGTTGTTTGCCAGGAAGCAATGTCGTAAGGAAATGTCATGGCAACCAGCGGCACATACGCCTTTAA